GTTTCCCAGTCACGATCCAAAGTGTTTCCACTTAGGAAGCAATGTTTTTCTTTCATTACATCCTATAAAATCTTCATGAAACTGGTCGCAATACTCACACTTTTTTACCATTATACGACCAGTAACTCCAATAATATTTTTTCCTGATTCATCAATTACCGGAACGCAAGCTCTGTTGTACATAGGCTTAGTTTTATCTAAGCAGTCGTTCAATAAATATTTATCTATTAACTCGTCAGATAAGCCTAAGTTTTTATAATATTCAGATCTAACAAAATGCTTTCTAACATCTTCAATATTGATTTTTAAAGATTTATCATTTTTATCATTCAGCAATCTGCTCTTGTTTTTAGATTGTTTAAGAAGTTTTTTAACTTCAATATATTGCTTATCAACTACAGATCCAGCAGACAGAATATTTATATCTAATGATAAAACATCTGCAATCCATTTTACAGTATCTTTAAAAGAACTTGGCTTATTTAATCGCTCTAAATATCCTTGGATCAATCCGAATACATTAGATATATACTTATTATGACAATTGTGTGTATAACATCTCCAAGACTTAATATCGGTATTATATGAAAATGCCGTGTCATTATCTCCATCGTGAATAGGACAGCACGATCTAATATCGTTTGTATTAAGGCCATTAAATTCACAATCCATAGATTCAAGTATTTTGTCAATGTTTTCATTTGCTATATCTTTTAAATTATTTAAAAATTCATTATAATCAGATGTATTGGTCATATCAACCTGCTACTTGAGAAAACAACATTCCTTCGGTCATTCTTCCACACGCATTATCTTTAGAAACATTTGGTCTTAGACTGCATTTTAAATTTATATAATCTTTTTCTAATTCCATTCCGCTTCCATGTCTAGTATCTACTACTAATAATTTTTTATTTCCATTTTCATAACCACACCCCATTGCTACATCTTCGTCAGTTTTATTCTTTAATATAGAAAAAGAAGAGCATAGCCAAAGTATCCTGTCGGACCCAGCAATAACTGATGCATTTTCTCCATCAATTCCTTCTCTATTTAATTGAACAAGAGATATGACTGGAACATTATATCTTAGTGCAAAGTTGTGTAATTCTGTAAGAAGAAGTCCAAGGACTATATATTCGGGGGAATTTTGTCCTAGTTCAGAAGAATTCATTAATTTTAGATAATCATATATAATTAAACATGGATTAGCGTGTCCATTCTCATCAAATCCTACATGTCTTGTTATCCACCGTCTAGCAACGTTTAAAGCCTCTGTGTTTGTCTTGCCCGATATAGACTCGTAGTAGAGTGGCATTTCTGAGATTGTCTTAGCAGACGATCTAACAGCATTTACAAGACTGGGGTTATTTTTAAATCTACTTCTTTCAAAATCAAAGATTGGACATTCCGAGTCCATACAAATAAGTCGATCTTTTTGATATTTTTCTGTCAATTCTGTATCTAGATATAAGACAGGGATACCTTGATTAGCTACGTTTCTGGCCATGTTCATCGATAGGAATGATTTTCCAACCTTTGCCCTAGCTCCTATAATAGAGACTGTTCCAGGCCGAGGACCTCCTCCTATAGCTTCGTCATATAAATTAAATCCTGTTGAAATTCCAACTTGATCAACTGGTTCAGAATTTATTATTTCTTCAATATATTCGTCTATTCCCTCTGATATTAGTGTAAGTTTGTCGCCAGTGATTTCACCAGACATAGCTTCGACAACTAAACCTTCGGCATGTTGCATTATGTTGGAGAGGGTTTCATTAGTGTTAATGTTTTCTAAATAATTGACTGCATCTTTATATCTAGAATGCATCTGTCTTACTATTGATAATTTTTTAACTTGTAGTGCAAACATCGGAAGATTTGCATTATCAAAGTATGATTCTAACAATAATATTAAATATTGTTCATTATCTTTTTCAGATATTTGATCATAAACATTTAAAGATTTTGCTTTTAATCTAATAGATTCAATATCAAACGACTTACACGTTTCATCTTTATTTAATTCAAATAAAATCTTATATAATACTTTATTAATATTTAGATAAAAATCATTTTCACCAACATACAAGCTTGAATCAACAAATGTATCTTTGCCATTTTTAACTATAGTTCCAATAAGTGCTCGTTCTGCACCGGCGTCAAATAGTTCGTTTTTCATATTATTGATTATTTCCAATTTGGCTTGACGGGAGGGTCATCATAATATCTCATCTCTCCATCGGGATTGTTTTTTACATTTAGTCTATCAGTAGACTTATTACTTTTGGGTCGAGATTTTTTTCTTGATTTACCTTTTTCTGCGTTTTCAGGTATTTTAAATTCAGTTTCTATGTCTAATTCCGATTCATCTATTTCACTAGATGACTCAACAACACTTTTGTCGGAAGATTGTTTTAATTTTTCCTGAAGTTTATTTTGTATGTATTCTGATCTCGATATTATCACACCGGGTTGTATATTTTCACCTGACATTTCATTATAAATGTCGCATACTTCTTGTATGTTTCCATTTAATATTCCTTGTCTAATTTTAAATAACATTTCTATAATAGTATCATCATCCATTTACTTTTTCCTTTTGAATCTTATAAAATTTTATTTCACGTATACTATCAGACAGACTTTTAATAAAGGTAGGAAGATCTTCAAGTCTATCAAGTTCCATATTAATCTCTCTAAGATATTTATGAATTCGTTTGCATATTTCAGGTTCATGCTTAGCAATCAGTTCTCGTTCGTTATATCCTAAGTTTTTGTCTAACTTGGGTATATTGTGAGATGCTATTTCATTTATCTTTGATAAACACCACCTTCGCCATGCCTTATTTTTATTAATAACTCTTTTTAGATATAATCCATATTGATTTAAAGTAAACATGGCGTTATTTAATTGTTCTACATTTTTACTATTAAGAGTTTTCAAGTCCATATATAAATATTCAGGAGCTTCTATTTTTGATAATTTAGGCAGTCCTACTTTTTCAGTTTCAAACTTATCTAATATACTATCTATTTTATCAATATGTTCTGGACTAAGTATTTCTATTGATTTTGACATTAAATCTTATCTTCAAAGTTTTTAAATCCTTTAGTTCAAAAATTTCTATTAAACTAATCTTATTTAAGAGACACCATTCTAGTTTATTTTGATCTCTATTTAATTGTTTTTTATATCCAAAGTTTGTTACAGGTCCATGAAAGTGATCTACTCTTTCAAGATGTTGTCTTCCCTGTACCTCTATAGCAGTTTTTCTCTTAGGAATAAAAAAATCTACAGAGAGTCTAGATCCCGGAAGAATAAAGTCTTCTAATATAACATCCATAGGAAATAATTCAATTAAATATTGACCTGTTTGACCTTGAAGATTAGATCGGCTGCATTCTTTTATAGGATATTTACTTGGACGAACATCAACATTAACTAGCTTACCATTTATATCAAGAAGTTTCATCGCCGAATATTTTCTTTCTTACTTCGGATTGAAGACTTTTATACAAATCAGGATTTTTAATTAACCAACTTCTACACTTTTCTTCACCTTGGACCTTAATAGGCACTTCTTTATTCTTTAGTTTGTCAAGATCTATATATTCAATTTTTTCATTCTGTTCTATATATGGAAATGTATACCAAGCTCCACCTTTTCTAATAATATCCAATTCTACTGCATAGTTAAATGTATCTTGTAGATCGTCAATACCATATCCATATCTTAATGGTATGGATACATTGGCCATTGGAGGTCCTAGAGCACTACAATCAACTTGATATACCATATTGTGACCATGTGATCTTCCTAAGCTATCGGGCTTCCACTGTTCGACTTTTTTACAAAACATAATAATGTCTGCTTGGTGCTTGATTCCATTTCCAACCTTTGGAAGAACAGGCGAGCCATATCCACTTGTATTAGCCTGTATTTGTGTTAATAAGAAAAGAGTTACTTCATTAGGAACAACTAAGTCACCATATTTTCTACAAAACTGTGCTTCTAATTTTTGTCTTCCTCCGCGATCTTGATAACCCATGTCCTCAGAAACTTCTTTTTCGGAAGACATATTTGCTATAGAGTCAACTATAAGAATTGAATTAGGATGATCTTGAATTGTCTTGCCAATTTCGTCCCACCACTGTTCTCCGTACCACTTTTTATGCGATACCACGTTGCCTTTTCGATCTTCAATAACAGGAGGCATTATAACTTCAAAGCTATCTATATCCTTTTTAAGACCACGAACTTGTGACAAAACTTGTTTTGAAAGTCTTCCTTCTATATTAAAGAAAAACACCTTGCTTCCAAACTTTTGTTGTGCATGAGCGGCACATTGTAGTGAAAATGTTGTCTTTCCAGCCTTGCTTTTTCCAGCTACAACAACTGTTGCCCCTAGTGGAACTCCACCACTTAATCCAATATCAGATGATGTTGTACAAGGAATAATTTTTCTATTTCCAGATACTTCTATTAACTGGTCTGCTGATATTCTATACGCTTCTTCTACTTTTGCAGCCATATTTATTCCTTATCTATAAGAGATTTTTCCATTTCCAACAAAGCTTCAATTTTACTTGGTTTTTTATTACTATAAGAACTTATAACCTTTTCCTTAATACTATTTATTTCTTCAGGTTTAGTATCTTTAAATATATTTTTTTTCTTTAGTAATTTATTATATTCAGCAGTAATGCCCTTTATAACATCTTTTTCATCCTGAGTCACATTGCATTTTTTTTCTTTAGTAACTCTAACTTTTCTGTACTGTCCTATTTTAAATACCCGGTTGTTTCTAAAGAAATTTTTAAATGCTATTTCAATTAAAGGATCTTCATTAACTGATGGAAAGTAATTACATATAACATAAGATTGTTGAACTAGTTTTCTAACTTGGGCCGAAATTGAATTGCTCCAACCTTTTCCCCTTGGTAGTTTTTGAAAATCTTTAATAAAACGTTCTCTATTAAAGAGAACCATTTCAGCCACAAATTGTGGAAAAGTTATTTTATCATTAGAATTGGGATTAAAAATTGATACTTTATTTTTTTCATACTTATGAGAATAAGGAACTGTGTTCCAATCTATGGACATGAATACATCCTTTATATATTTTTTATTAAACAATCTTCGGAACAACTGTCTACATTCCGAACTTCAGTAGTAAATAGTTCCATAGTTTTATAGTTATACCATTTAATTCTGACTACGTCTTGGTCGGATTTCCAATATCCTATTCCAATATACTCTTGCGTTTCACCCCCCATTTTAGCCAATATTTTATTTGCCATAAAATATCCGTCAGCATTAGAGTCTATTGTTCCTCCACCATATTTATTTCGTATATTTAGACTAACAATTTTAGTCTTTTTTGATAAAACCAAGTTTTTTAACTTACGCCACGATCCATCTTCAGTAAAACCACCTAGGACATCGCCCGATCGTGACTGGGAAAC